CTATTCCGCCGCGTCTACCTGCTCCATCAAAACCCCGGCGTCCGGGAACGGCTGGATGTGGTCCTTGCCCTCCCAATCCGCCGGAAGCGCCACGCGAACCGCATCAGCGACAGCCTCCCGCCCGTGATCCCTGGCTATCGCGGCCAAGGCGTAAACCAACTTATCGCCCGCCGCGTCGGCCTGCTCATAGAGGGCGAAGGCGGTTTCGACGTATTCAATTACGAGACCTCTAACCTCGGGCAGCAGCGATTTTTGTATCGCCATTTTCTCTTCCTCGGGCAGTGCGCGATATTCCGGTACAGGGTCTTTGCTGCTGTATCCCATTTTCAAGCGAAACTGTATTTCATTGGCAAAACACTGTTGCGAACAGTAGCCTCTCACGAGGTAGTCTGCGGCGCCAGGGTCAGACTCGTCCTGGTCGATAATGCCCCACTTGGTCCTCAGCAGGTCATTGCCGTGGTGAACGTCTTCGGCCTCCTCATTTTTCGGGAAACGAAGAATGATGGCGGGATGCTCCCCGCAAAATCCGCACTTGTTTGATTCGCTCATTTTATTTCTCCTTACTGGGATAAAAAATTTCGTGGATCGCTGACCAGTGCCCTGAGAATCCGTGCAGGCAATGGCCGCAGAGAAAGCTGACGGGTAGTATGCCGTCTTCGCTCTCTTCCCCATCCATAATGATGGGATCGCGTGCGCCGCACTCCGGACACTTGGGAATTTCGTCTGCCATGTTCACCTCTCGAAACAATGTATGCAAAAGCAAAAAATCAAACTGATCAATTCTGAACAAACCCCAATGTTTATAGGGGTTTGAAGTATATTGGCGACACCACGTTTTTGACACGTATTTTAGAAAATTTTTTCTACTTGCGGTAGAACTGCGAAACAAAACCTTCAGCTTTCAGAGGCAGGGAAGCGTCCGCCCATTCGGGGCGAACCGTCATGCAGGCTTCCAAATCCTTCACGGTGAGGGGACTGTCCAGCGACTCCTCGCAGATGATTTCGTCGTGGATCAGGGAAACCAGAGTGAAGCCCTTACGACGGGCTTCCCACATCCCATTGAGCAGGATGTCGCGACTAATTGCCTGGGTCAAATTCTCCGTCAGATGACCGCCGTAGGCACTTGTGGAGCGACCGGCGCCGGCACGGAATCCCGTATACTGGATCGCCCGTTCCGAGCGACCGAAGTTGTCGATCTTGGTGTAGAAGCGGGGTTCGAAATAATGGAGGGCGCGCCCACTGGGCAGCACGACGCGGGCCATATCTGGGGAAGTGCTGCAATCGAAGTAGGCTTTCTGAAACTCGTCGGTGACATATAACTGTGACCGATCTTCGAGGGCGTACATGAAGTGAGTTTCGAGAGCCTTCCACAAACGCGGTATCTCTGGATACTGTTCCCGGAAAGCCCCGACCAGAGCCTTGGATTGTTCCTCCGTGAGTATGTACCCGTCCTTTGCCACGGTCTCTTGAAATCGCTGCCACCCCATCTGATACCCGCAGCCCAGAATGCAAATTTTCCCCAAGTCGCGCTCTCGACTGGTAACTTCTTCCGGAGGTTTGCTCAGAAGTACGCCCATGAACTCGCGATACAGGTCGCGCCCTTCCCGGTAGGCGGAAAGTATATTCTCGCAACCTGCCAGCCATGCCAGCGTCCGCGCTTCAATCTGGCTCAGATCGCAGAGTATGAATTGCCGCCCTTCCGGGGCGCGAATCATACTTCTTATTACGCTGCCGACGAACGCCAGCAACGACAGGCCGGGGACGGGTGAGGCGGTGAGCGTACCGGCGCGGATGGCGTCTACCCACTCCGTGAGTTCTTCCAACTTATACTTCGCCTTTTTGAAATTTTGTAATTGCAGGCCGGTCGAAGTCCATCGTCCGGTATGCGCTCCCACGAAGCCGAGGGAGTGGGTGATGCGCCCTTCGCAGACCCGCAGGGCGGCACTCGCCAGCTTGGAATGTGCGGTACCCGCCCGTTCCTGCTTCATCTCGAAGAGACGACGCACGTCGGGCGACAGCTCCTCCTTCAATGCGGCACTGACCGAGGGGATGTCCATCGAGGTTTGCACATGGCCTTGGGTGCCCAGCCACTTCAGCAGTTGCGCGCCCGAGTTGGCGTTCTTCACTCCGGTGAGGGCTTCCATCTGCTGCTTGATACTGGCCGAAGCGGTGACCGCGAGAGCGGAGGCGTTCCGCAGGAATTCAACGTCGATGGGCACGCCCCGATTGTTGATTTGCTGGTCGAATATCCAGGCACGGTATTCGCTGTCGGGCAAGGGCGAACCGAATCTCTCCAACGCATCGTACACATAGCGTTCGGCATTAACGTCCTGCATACAGTACAGGCCGAACTCGTCCCATTCCTTGGGGTGCGTCAGGTGGTCTTTGAAGTAGAAGGGGGGCGATCCCGCCTTGATCATGGGCTTGGTGGCCTTGGTGGGCACGGAGAACAGCTTGATCAGCGCGTTGCCTCGCGGTTCCTTGCACTGGGCTTTGGGCAAGTGCAGAGCGAGAGCGGCCATTTCCAGCTTACCGGGAAAACCCAGAGAGCGGCAGTAGACCATCACGTCGAACCATTGCGCCAAGGGCACGTCGATGCCCAGCGTGTTCCATAAAATGCTGCGTTCGAAGTTGCAGTTCCACGCAATCTTAGTGGTCCCAGGATCGGTGAGAGCGGCCCGCAGACGGGCAGGCATGGGTCCGGTATGGGGCTCCCACAGGCGCGGCGGCGCACTGTCGAAGGCATACGCGACCATGAGCAGATTCACGCATCGCGCATATCTTCCGATCCCGCACTTTTTCAGGTCCACCGGAGATCGGGTTTCAACGTCAATCCACAGGTCAGGCATTCAGGTAGACCTTCTTGCTGAGCCTCACCGCCCCATCCTTGTCGCGCTTGGGGTTGCCCTCGTCGTCCAGCAACGGGGCATAGACGAAGAACTTGGTCTTGAGCATGGACTCGAACGCACGGGTCACCATGAAGGAGCCGAACTCCTCATACAGCTTGTATTGGCGGGCAAAAACGGAGAAGTATGCCGCCTTCTTATTCTTGGCGTAGCCTCGCCACGCAGTGACGATGCGATTTTCCAGTTCGGCGGCGGAATTCTGTGTGGCCTGAACGGGGAGGGCGCGATGCAGGCGAATTTGCCAGTTGGCAAACTCCAGAGCGGCGGTCATGCACGCCACGGAAATCTCGCTCTCCCCAGCGGCACAGGCGGTGAGGGCGGCAATCCGCAAGGCGTTCTCGCGGATGCGCCCGGTCTCGTCCTCGGGATCGTCCCATTCGTCGTACATCTCTTGCGCTGCCGGGGCGACTGCGGTGACGACAATATCGGTACGGGCGCGATAAAGAAGCTTTCCCGCGCGGGTGGGCTCCCAGGCATCCTTGAGCCGATAACGAAAAGGGATTGCGGTATATCCGAAGATGAAGCGAGAGTGCAGCCCAATCGCCAGAGTCGCCCCGAAGGCGGCGGATACATCGGAGGGGTTCTTTATCGGTACCCCGCCGATCAAACTGACTTGGCAATCGCAAGTTTCCTCGCCCTCTTTAACGCTCAAACCATAATGGGGTTCACCCCAAAGATCGCAAAGCATCTGATGCAGCGTGGAGTTGTCCATTTTGCCTTTGCTCAACACGCTCTTCAGTTCGTTCAACATGAAAAGCTTTTTCTTCGGGCCTTCAATAATCTCCGGCTCTTTGCCTTTGCGGCGGATGACTTTATGCCCGATGATGAGCATCAATCCCCGGTCGCTGGAAGGGCTGGTGCGGCTCACCAGCGCAAGATCAATTCCGGTAATTCTGCGGGAGCGTTTCTGCGCTTCGTCCTTGCCGCCTCCGGGGGGCATGATGAGACAGACGTAGAGATTGTTATTCGTGCGTCCGACGAGCAAGGGCGGCGGCATCACAGAATAGGTGCCGAGAATCGTAGGGTAGGCGAGACCGAGTTCCATTTTCATATCGCGGGCGGCATCGCCCAGCGGCCCATACATGCAGGCTTCCGGAAAAGATATGGGATCATCGGAAACTTCGGAGGGCGCGGGACTCTCCAATGTCTCGGCCTGCTCTTCCTCTTTCTGCTCTTGCTCTTCCGCCAGACGTTCCTGGCGGCGCTCTTCAAAGAGAGCGGTCAAATCCTCTTCTTCAAGTTCGAGGGTGTCGCCCAATGCCTGGAGCCGCAGAGAGTAGTCAGGATCGTAATAATCGAAGAACTGTTCGCGCCCTTTTTTGCCGTGAGCGGAGCCCTCATCGCAATGGGAGTGGGCGCAACGGAAGCATAATTCCCCGTTGTCTATCCAGAGGAGGGTAGAGTCGTTGACGGTAGAGTACGGGTCGGTGTGCCGCTCTCCGTCAGGCCAGCCCTCGGCAGTGTTGCCGGGGCACCAGACTCGCCAGCCGTCAAGGCGCGAAGTAGATTCGAAACTGAATTCAGGGTAGCGTTTACGGATTCGCTCGAAGAGTAATTCAACACGTTCGGGAGTCCAGTAACCTTGCGGCCTATCCCCGCTCTCTCGCGATTCGCGAATAACTCCGGGATGCGCGGCTTCATACTCCGCCGTCATGCGGGTCATAATCTCAGGTACAGTAGACATGTAATCTATTCCTATTCCTCTTCTAATACGCCGCTGCGGCGGTAACTGCGATTGGGGGCTTCCCGACCTTTACGGTTCAAGCTGCCGTAGCAGCGGGTGATACGGTTGGCGTCGGAGAAAGTCTGCACATCGACTTCGGCGGTGCTGAACAGCCCGCGCACGGTGGCCTGCACGCCCTCGATAAGCCGCTTGGACGGCGCGTCATTGGCGAGATCGACCAGCACCAAAACGTGCCAGCCATTCCCTGAACACGCCAAGATAACTTGCGGAAAGCCTCGCTCCAGCAGATAATCGCGAACCCGCGACATGACTACGAAGGCGGCGTGGCATTCTTCTTCGGTGGCGACCTTGTGGCGCCGGTACTCTACCTGTGAGGCGCCGTCAGGGTTGAGTAACGGCTGGCCGTCCTTGTCGATCTTGGGATAGACGACGGGCTGGCCGGATTCGTCGCGGATAAAATCGCGCCTGGGATCGCCGTCTAAAAGCATCCAGCGGCGCCGTGCGATCTGGCTCCGGTCGGCGGCGAAGTGGGAGCCGCATAGCACACGCGGCGGGAGGGTCACGGGGTTGAGACAGATATATAGATTGAATCCGACAGGATCTTGATCGAAACTTTCCAAGATCCCAACAATCTGGGAGCCGTAGGGGTAGCGTCCGATAGAGGTGATGGGTTTTCCACCGTCGAGGCGGATGGCGCGTATTTCCACGACATCGCCGCGACGGTAGAGAGTTTGGATTGTATGTTCAATGGAGGCGAGTTTCACGGGAGTTAGCCCGCGTCTTCGTCTTCTTCGTCCACAGGGGCTTCGACGCCGCCGACCAAGGCGCGCAACTCGCTTTCGGTGAGGGTGCGGGCGATGGCCTTGGACAGCTTGGCGCCGTCCTTCCATTCCGCCAGCAACTGGGTAATCTTCCCTTCCCCAAGCTGCAAGTAACGCGGGGGCGAAATCATGCGGGCGAAGTTATAGCCCTTCAGAAGGTCGCTCCCCGCCCAGGTCATCTTCACATCGAAATTGAAGATGTCGTCTCCCGGATACTGTTCCGTGTTCTTCAGGCCGACAATCTGCGAGTAGGCATAATTGCTCAGCTTGAGAGGCACCAGGATAACTTCCGGGACCCCATCGGTCTTGAGTGCGCCCGATTGCGGGTGGGCGTTGGGGTAATGGGCGACCACCGTGTAGAAGTTCTCAGTGGGGGCGCCGAAGTGGCGGCAGCAGAAGGCGCGCTCCGTGGTGTCGCTCTTCTTGGGGTTGAGGCAACGGAAGACGCCCTTGCCCTTTTCGGCATGGGTGAAGGCTTTCTTCCACGGTGCCTGGGATTGCGGGATAAGGCCGAATCGCTTAGCTTCTCCAGCCTTTTCGGGGCGGAGCATCTTTGCGGCCTTGGGCTTGATGAGGGTTTCGCTGCCAACGTCGGCGAGGTCTTCGTCGCTGGGGAGGGTTGAGGCCACGGTGGTGGGCGTGGTTGCGACTGCGGGGCGGTTAACGCGGGTCGCCGGTTGGCGGGGCGTGATGTCGTCCAATTCATCTTCTGCGAATGGTGCGGATTTTGCTGCCATATATGTTTCCTTCGAGTTATCGAATTCGCGGGTGCCCGATATGTACGGTAGCCAGCGTTCCCTGAGTAAGGCCTGCGTCGTTCGCTCGAAGTTCTAATACCGAAGTTTTGGGATTTGGAGGGGCAGATAAGGTCATTCTCGGCTCTGGCGAGGATCACAGAAATTATCGGATAATCGCCAACAATCGGTCGATAACCGGGGTGGCAACGGGGACAACCTGCGTGTTAGCGCCGATAATTGGCACTTTATCGGAGCCATTTCGATAATTTTTAAGCCGCCGTAAGTCCCCCGTAAGCCGCTGATATACCTATATGTTATAAAAAAAAAAATCTCTTTTTATATTTATTATCGGATTATCGGCGAAGATTCGTTCATCCTAAGTTTTCATTTTCACCCCCCGTGGATAGTCTCCGATAATTTTTCAATTCACGGAGATCGCCGCCCCACGGAGGTGGGGGGTAAATATAAGTAAAGCGATGCGTGCAAATCGCGGTATTGGAGGTATGAGGTACTCGCCGATGTACAGTTGCCCACGTTGTGCCGCTATAGCTTCCGGAACCATACAAACTACAGTGCCCCTGCCGGGTCCCACGAAGTTCGGCGCGTTAGATGTGCTTGAGATCGGCGAAAGCGCGATCTATCCCCTTATCGACTATTCTTCGTTGTGTGCAGCCGTCACCCTTCGTAAGACTCGCCGTAACAAACGATTCACCCGCCGCACCAAAGGCCAGTTCGTTCGGGTGTGGCGGACCGCCTGAGATATTTCCCAAATCTGGGTATTAGTAGACATTGCATGTCTACTTCCTCGCCCCACGGCCATAGCCAGCCGTGGGGTTCTCTTTGCCCGGTCACTCTTCTGCTGCCGCCGCCCGGCTGCTGAACCAGCCGTCCATGTCGGCAACGTTGACCCTGAACTCGCCGAGCGTATCGGGGTCGCGACGAATCATCCGCGTGGCCCGCTTCCGCCGTACTCGGCTCAGCCCAGTCCAGTCGCCGTTTTGCCCTTCGGACAAACTCGCAAGATACTCGCCCAGTCCCGCCCGCAGGGGATCGCTGGACGTACACAGCTCCACGGACGCTCTTATGATTTGCCGCTTCATTTCGGGCCGGTGGATTTTGAATTCCGTCGCCACCATTTTCAGGTTCCGGACCTGCCTGAACCGGATTATCCAGCAGGCAACGTCCGCTTCGAGGTACGACCGGAGACAATCATCGCTCGGTACACCGCCCGCCAATGCGTAGAACGCCAATAGCCGCGTCGCTTTAATCTGCCGCGCGGACACCAGCGTCTGCGTCTCACCTATCACTTTTCCCACCAGGTGCTGCGGCTTGCCCAACAGGTGATAACTCAGCAGCAGCAGGCGGTCGTCCGGACGCAGCAGCGCCACATACTTCAAAAACGTCGCGAAATTGTTCTTTATAAACGTGGGCAGCTCTTCGGCGCCGCCGACGGTTTCAGCCGACAACAGAGTGTTTCCTGCCAGCCACTCATCGGGATCGACCAGCAGCGCACGGGCGTCGCTGATGCTGCCCATGTAATTCGCTATCAGTGGGTCGTCTTGGCTCATGGGAACTAATACGGCGAGTATTAACTTACATGGCAAGCTTAGTTTACGTACTTCACGACGTCCAGATAGGTAAGGTATTCGCGGTGGTCACCGACCTCGAAGTAGCTCAGACTTGGCTCGGCTATGACCCTGCCTTTGCCTACTCTGAGTGCGAAGTCGATGATTTTACAAATGTGAACGGGATCGCGGATGAGATTGAAGCCGCTGAGGAGGAAAAATGCCAGAAGATATAGCACCGAAAGTAAAATGCACACACCCCGATTTACGCAGTTTTACGTTTGCCGACGGCAAGGTCATTTCTATGTGCCCAGCCTGTACCGATTTCGACGCAGCACGCGCTAAGATTTTGCAGGGCAAATAGTTAGAGGCACAATTGGCACCACGTAAAAAACCTAAAACGAAAAGAACTACGGTAACTCTCCGAAAGCGTACTTGGCGAGACTACTCCGACGCCGTTCATCCAGCTTTCAATTCGCTGCCGTGTGCTCAATCTCTGCGGCCCGGTTTGCAGCTTATGCAGGACTTAGTCAACGGTTCCAGCGTTGCTCGTGCCATCATCGCCGCCTGGAATCCGCGTCTGTTTCTTAGCCGGTACATCGTTGTAATTTATGAGTAACTCAATTCAAGAATCCTATCTTGCGTACAAACAGGGCACGCTGCCCCTGCAAGCCCTGCTGCTGGCGTCGCGGGCGTTTGTGGTAGGTATCGCCCGTCTGGAAGGCAGCGACCGCGCCGACGCGGAAGATTTAGCTCAGCAGGCTTGCGTGGCTGTGTGGCGACGTGTGGATAGGTTTGACGGGGCGCGGGCAAGTTACCCGACGTGGCTTCGCGGGATTCTTCGCGGGGTCATCTACGACAAATTCCGGCACGCCCAAGTCAAAGAGGCAAACGCCGAAATCGTCGGGATGCCTCAGCACGAGTTGGTTCGTGACGATCTCGCGGATGCGACGTTTCACACGCCAGAACAACTGAAAGTGAAGCTGACGGCGGACCAAACCGCCCTCGTTCGCGCTCTTGGAGACGGGCTCGAAATGAGGGACATCGCGCTTTCAATGGGGCTGACTCTCAAGGTCGTTCAACAAAGATTTTACAGAATTATTAGTAAGTGCCGTGGATAATTCGTAAATTTTACGTTTAGGTACAGTTAGGACGGGAGCCCTGTTTCAGTTTGAGCTGAATTCGCTCCGCTGCGACGGCTGCGGATTAAGGATCGAGATTCCGGTGCGGGTGAAACGCGACGCAGAGGACTTGATAAATTACGCCCAGGAGCAGGACGAGATACATATTTGCAAAGGTCTCGCCGGTAGACACGACGGGCGGTTGCCCAATGTCATACGGTAGCCAGCGAGCTGCCAACCGGCACAGTCTTACCAGCCCGAGGCCGAGGCGCCTGTCAAGGGCGCCCATCGGGCCTACATTGAGGATTCATGAGCACACCCGATAATCCGTACATCGTCGCGAAAGCAACTCTGGATGTGCTTCGCGAAATTCGCGACTCGATTCGCGAGATTGCCGACAACACTGGCAAGACGCCGCAGGAATTGCAGATTCGAAAGCAAGAAAAAGCTGTTAAGTCCGCACCGATCTCAATCGGTCAGAATCACAAGGAGACGAGATAAATGTCCACACCAGTAGTTACACCCGTCGTTCAAAAGCAGGAACCACCAAAGAAGGCTGTATCTTATGCCGACGCCCGCAGGGAAGCTGACGCAGCCGACCTCGCAGTTCAGGACGCCGAACGCGCCTTGGCTGCGGCTATCGCGGTGCGTGGTAACAAGCACAACGCCGCCGCCGAGATTGGCTGGCACGAGTCTGTTGACCGCGCCACGGTTGAGCATAAGCACAATGATGAGATTCGTGCAAAAGAGCACGCCGACGCATGTGATAGGGCGCATGTACGCGAGAAGGATGTCAAGGCAGACAAGTAATGCCGGCGCAGCCACCACGCCCGTGTCAGGCGCCAAGTTGCCCGAATCTGACGCATGAGAATTTCTGCCCAACACATAAAACGGCGTGGAGCAGACAGTCATCAGCAAAACGAGGTTACGGACATCGCTGGAGAATGTGGCGCTTAGAGTATTTGAGCCATGATCCCCTTTGTGTCCACTGCCTCAAAGCAGGCATGGTTGTATTGGCGACCGATCTGCATCACCCGTTGAAGGTGCTGTCTTATCCGCACCTACAATTTGTTGAGAGCAACGTCGTGCCGCTCTGTCGCGCCTGCCACACGCGCCAAACAGCCTTGGGCTTCTGACGTACGTTTACAGATCAGCCATCAATACAGTAATGCAGATTCCACGGGGGATAGGCACCCTCAAAACATTTCCTGATCGCTGCGGTTCGTGACCCCAAGCCAATTTTTACGGTCGCGAATTGGAAGGTCGGGGTATAAAGCCAGCAAATGAAGATTTCCGACCTCATCACCGACTCACACAACTGTAATCGCGGCACCAAACGCGGCTCCGACCTCGTACAGAGGTCCCTCAGAGACTACGGCGCGGGTCGCTCCGTCCTGGTGGACAAGAACTTCAACATCCTGGCCGGTAACGCGACGGTGAGAAGCGCGACCGGCGCGGGGATCGACGAGGATGCAGTTGTTGTCGAGAGTGACGGGACCAAATTGATTGTGGTCCGACGCATGGACCTGGACATCAACTCACCCAAGGCAAAGGCCCTGGCCGTCGCGGATAACCGCACCAGCGAACTCGGCCTGGAGTGGGACCCGGATGTACTCCGCGACCTATCGGGCGAGATAGACCTACAACCATTCTTCGACACCAGCGAGTTGAAAGAGCTAGGTGTCACAGAGACGGCCATAAATGTAAATGACATCGGCATCGGCGACGCTCCACCCGACAGCCGCTACAAGGCTCAGTATGGCGTGATTGTAGTTTGCAAGGACGAAGCCGAGCAGCGGGACGTGTACGACCGGCTATCCGGCGAGGGTCTGGAGTGTAAGGTCGTGGTGACCTGATGGATTTGCAAGTGCGTAACTCATGCAAGGATTTCAACAGCTACCGAGCGGCCCGCGTTAAATCACTTTTCAACGCCGAGTCGGGTGCGGAGTTTAACCTCGACGCCGCCCTCGATATTGACGATAAAGACTGGAAGCTTGGAGTCATCGTCGGACCCTCCGGCTCCGGCAAGTCATCGCTTGGCCGCATGATCCTCGGCCCGGACGCGGTGTACTCACCGGATGGATGGCCGACAGATAAACCAATCGTCGATGCCATCGCGCCGGACGGGGATTTCGATGCCGTTACGAACGCGCTTGCTACGGTCGGTCTCGGCTCTGTTCCATGCTGGCTGCGGCCTTACTACGCACTGTCTAACGGTGAGCGGTTCCGGGCTGATTTAGCGCGAGTCATCAGCGAAGCCCCGGCAGGGGTAGTTATAGACGAGTTTTCCAGCGTCGTTGACCGGCAGATTGCTAAGTTCGGGGCGCTGGCTTTCCAGAAGGCGTGGAAGCGAACAGGCGGGCGGTGTGTACTCCTGTCTTGTCATTACGATGTACTCGATTGGTTGGAGCCGGACTGGGTGTACGACACCGCGAAGCAAAGCTTTGCTAGGGGGTCACTTTGGCGCAGGCCAAAGTTTGACCTCCAGATTCAACAGACGGACGCAAGTTACTGGCCGCTGTTTAAGCCTCATTACTATTTAGACCTTCACCTCCCCGTCGCCGCTCAATACTTCGTTGGAACGGTCGAGGGTGAGCCGGTCTGTCACATGGCCATGTGTACGATGAGCAAAGGCAAAAATGCCTTCGAGGGACGCGGCACACGCTTGGTAGTTATGCCTGAATGGCAGGGCGCGGGTGTGGGGATGCGATTCCTCAATACCATTTGCGATATGTGGCGACGCGGTGAGAACAAGTGGGGTAAGCCCGTCACTACTGTTTTTCACACGTCTCATCCGGGGCTGTGCGCGGGCCTTCGCCGCGACCCTAAGTGGCGCCAGCTATCGGCGATTCTATACGGCGCTAACAAGGTCAGCAGCAGGAAATCCCTCGCGGGGTCGGCGCGTCACCAAGGTAAAGGGGCGGTCGGCGCTGGCACCGGGTACGGCGGGCACTTTCGAGCCGTTCAAGGATTCCGGTATTACGGCTAGACGGCTAAGTAATGAATATCTTTCTATGCGGTCAGAAACATTTCGGCGCGAGCGCTCTCGAAGCCGTCATCGCCGGGAATTACAGGATCATCGGCGTGTCTTCCCCGCCGTTCTCCGACCGCTTATCGACAGACGGCGTTCAAGTATTCGACCGTCTCCGGGCAACAGCGGAGCGGCTTGGCATCCCGTGGCAACCCCAGGTTCGGGCGGAGTCACTGCCGACCGGGACGGACATCATCGTCGCGGCCCACTCGCACGATTTCATCGGGCGCAAGACGCGGGCGAAGGCGCGGTTTGGGGCCATCGGCTACCACCCGTCGCTCCTCCCGCTACACAGGGGTCGTGATGCCGTCCGTTGGGCGGTCCACGGCGGCGACAAGATTACGGGCGGCTCTGTCTACTGGCTGACCGACAGCATCGACTGTGGGGCGATTGCGGCTCAACAGCACGTATTTATTCGACCGGGCGAAACCGTCGAGACATTGTGGCGGGAGCAGCTTGCTCCGCTTGGCATCCGGCTACTTCTCAAGGCGCTGGCCGATATAGATAGCGGCCTCGCGGTCAGGGTGCCTCAGGACAACCGCTGTGCTACCTGGGAGCCGTCGTTCGACGTTGCGCCCCTGTACCGACCTGAGTTGCCTCAGCTTGGCGACGGAGGTCTCCGCTTCGAGGTGGAGCGGCTCGACGGCGACGGGGGTTTAGATTATGGCAGGCAGACGACCAAAACCGACGAACCTCAAACTCATAGCGGGCAATCCAGGTCATCGGCCTATCAACGTCTCTGAGCCTAAACCGACTGGCATTCCAACTTGCCCGCGTCATCTCGACAAAGAGGCTAAGACGGAGTGGAAGCGCATCTCTGCTGAACTCGTCACCCTCGGATTGCTTACGAGCGTGGATCGTGCAGCACTCGCCGGATATTGTGCGTCTTGGTCGCGGTGGGTAGCGGCAGAGTTAGAGATTCAGAAGTTCGGCCTCGTCATCAAGGCGGGCAAATCGGGTTACCCGATTCCTAGTCCCTACGTCGGGATCGCCAACGTGGCGCTCGATAAATTACATAAGTTCGCGACTGAGTTTGGATTGACCCCAAGCAGCCGCTCCCGAGTGCAGGGCGCCCCGCAGCAGGGCGGAACGGCTTCACCCTTCGCAAAGTTCGCAGCGTGATGAATGACCCATGCAGAGAGATGCACACAATACGCGCTCGACATAGCCGCCGGCATCGTGCCGGCATGTCACTGGATCAAGCTGGCTGCGGCTAGACATCTGGAGAATTTAGAACGACCGGACTTTCCGTACATCTTCGATGCCAACGCCGCCAACAGAGCGTGCGAATTCATCGAATTGCTTCCTCACGTCAAAGGCAGATGGGCAGCACGTCGGGAAAAACTGAAGCTTGAAGCGCATCAGTGTTTCATTGTGTGCAGTCTCTTTGGATGGCTCAGTAAAGAGGACGGCTTTAGGCGATTCAGAGAAGCGTATATCTGTATGCCACGCAAGAACGGCAAGAGCCCCTTAGCCGCAGCAATCGGGCTTTACATGCTTGTGGCCGACAACGAGGCTGGCGCCGAAGTCGTATGCGGCGCCGGAAGTGAGAAGCAGGCTTGGTATGTTTTTGGCCCCGCTCGGGCGATGGTTCAGAAGACTCCGGACCTAAGCAAAGTTTTAGGCATCACGGCGAATGCACGTTCACTTACCGTCGATGCTACGGGCTCCTCGTTCGTTCCGGTTATCGGGCGTCCGCCCGACGGCGGGTCGATCTCATGCGGTATCGCAGATGAGTTTCATGAGGCTGTGGTGCCCGATTTGTACGACACCCTGAAGACGGGGATGGTCGGTCGAGAGCAACCACTCTTGATGACTATCACGACTGCGGGCTTTGACACCGCCAGCGCATGTTACGGCCTGCAAGAGACAGCACAGAAGGTGCTCGAAGGATCGCTCATTGATGAGCAGTTGTTTTCGGTGATATATACCATTGACCTGGAAACAGACTGGACAACTGAAGCCGCATTATGGATGGCAAACCCAAACCTGGGCGTGTCCGTCAGCCTTGCGACACTGCTTCATGATCAGCAGCAGGCCGTGCAAAACGCCACCAAAAAGGGCGTCTATTGCACGAAGCATTTATGCGTTTGGATGACAGCGGCGTCCGCTTACTTCAATATGGTCGATTGGGCGCGCTGCCAAGACACCACATTGAACGAAGAAGATTTCAAGTACGACACGCTGTACCTCGGCGTTGACCTTGCCAGCGTGCTCGACTTATCGGCGGTCATCAAGGTGTATGTGCGGAGCCTCGAAGGAAAGCTGCACTACTATGTTTTCGCTCGGCACTATTTACCGGAAGACCGTATTGCCGATCCTTCAAACCAAACCTATCAAAAGTGGGCTGAAGAAGGCTTCCTCACTGCTTGTGACGGCGCGTCTTTGGATTATGCGCTCTTGAAAGCTGACCTGACGAAAGACATCGACGGTCATAACGTCGTCGGTGTTTGCTATGACAAGCGATATGCGGATCAGGTGATGCAGGAATTGAATTACTCAACCGGCGTGACCACGATTGAAGTGCCGCAGAAGGTTGAATATCTCAGCTTGCCTATGAAGGCGCTCGACGCCGCGATACAAGAGGGCAGAGTGCACCACCCACTCGACCCTGTATTGGCGTGGTGCCTCTCCAATGTGGTCAGCAAACCACGCGGGCCGAACGAAGACGTGTATCCGGACAAGCTGAAACCCGCCGCGAAAATCGACGGAGCCGTGGCCTTGATAACTGCCATGAACCGAGCTATAACTTGTGACTCAACCGCGAACAACGCAGATTTTGGCTTCTTTATCGGGTAGCCAGAGAGCATTAAATGCCAAAATTCAGCACTCAGATCGCTGGCTTCTTTCGCGGGATCGCGAAGTCTTTTCGCTCAGGCTCCCTATCTCCCAGTGCGATTTTTTCTTGGCTTCACAGCAGTGAATCGTCGGCGGCGGGCGAGATAGTCAACGAGAGCAACGCCCTCAAGATTACGACCGTTTACGGGTCGGTGAGAGTCATTGCAGAGTCCATCGCGTCCCTACCGCTGAAACTCATGGAGCGCACCGCAGGCGGTCATCAGGAAGCAGTCGAGCAGAACCTGCATTATCTCTTGAGCGTCGAAGCGAACCCGGAAATGAGCGCATACACGTGGATCGAAACATTGGTCGGTTCCGCAGCACTTACCGGAAATGGTTTCAGTGAAATCGAGCGCAACAAAAACTCCGGTCAGGTAGTCGCGTTGTGGCCGCTCCATCCGTTCAAGACGATGGCGAAGCGTGACCCATCGACGCACCTGATTTACTACGAGACCAGCGATGGGATGCCGCTTAATCAGACCCGCAAGATCGCCGAAGAGGACATGATCCACCTCAGACTTTTCAGTCTGGATGGGCTGTCAGGAATCTCGCCGGTTGAAATGTGCCGTCAGACTCTCGGTCTCGCGATGGCCATGGAGAAGTCCGGCGCTCGTCACTTTGGAAACGGTTCTAATCCCGGTGGGATTATGACCAACAAAAACAAGCTCGACCCGAAGGCTCAAGTAGAAATGCGTGAGTCTTGGAACCAGCAACAGGGCGGCGTAAATCAAGGCAAGACCGCGTTTTTGTTCGGGTCCGAGTGGACCTATCAGCAGCTAGGTTTGAGCAACGAGAACTCTCAGTGGATAGAGAGCCGTGCATTTACACGTGCAGATATTGCGATGGGAATCTTCCGCGTGCCTCCGCACATGGTCGGTTCCGAAACGAAGATGCCTGGGTCTGGCGCCGAACAGATGGCATTGCAGTTTGTCACGTTTTGTCTTCAACCTTGGCTAACTCGCTTTGAGCAAGAGTTAGTGCGTAAGTTAACGCCGACTCAGGGCAGAAAAGCGAATAAGTATTTCATTGAGTTTTCTGTTGACGCCATCTTAAGGTGCGACGTAAAAGCTACCAACGAAGCGTTGCAACTGGGCCGCATAGGCGGCTATCTGACGGGCAACGATTGCCGAAAGAAACTGGGCATGAATCCCGCCGATCCAAGCACGGGCATGGACTGTTATTGGATGCCGGTGAACTACCAGAACTCTGCGCGCCTGTTGGATACGGAGAGCCTGCAAGACCAGCCAGTCGATGCAGACCCCGTGGCGCCAACAGCGGCTGAAAAGAATATGCTCGGTCACTTTACGCGGGCGTACATAACGATCTTTGCTGACGCATTCAAGCGGCTTTCTACCCGCAAGACACGTGATTACGGCGCCATTCGGGCGTTGTTCTTGCCTGTTCTTACCAGCATTGCAGACGCATCCAGCAATCGCACCGGCCTGCCAACACCTGGAGGTGATCCAGAATCCGCCGGTGTCGTGGACGATGCCTGCCGGTCGATGGAGAAGCGGGCGGCAAGGTGGCCTGAAGTTATCGCGCCGGAAGATTTGGCGTCGATGGCAACGCAGGAATTCACACGGGCGGTGCGGTCTATTTACATTTCCGTTTCACGCAGCACCGCAGCGGCCAAAGCAGTGTTGGAACTTGCGGCACCAGAGGAGAACGAAGATGAAGCAGCTTGAACGTAGAACAATTCCGTGTGAGTTTCGAGTCTCCAAGGGTGGCGATAAGACAACCATATTTGGGTACGCCGCTAAGTACGGCGTTCGCAGTGATGACCTCGGTGGGTGGGTCGAGATTCTCGCTCCCGATTGTTTCGCGGCGAACCTCGCGACTTCGCCCGATGTGCGCGCTCTCTTCAATCATGAGCCGAGCGCCATCCTCGGTCGCACCGCAGCCGGTACGCTCACACTGACCAGCGACAAGGTTGGTCTGGCTTACGAAGTGCAGCCGCCCGACACCGCATGTGCCCGTGACCTCATTGTGTCGATGACGCGCGGCGATGTGAACCAGTCAAGCTTCGGGTTTATCTGTACCGACGCGGCTTGGGCCTATGACGCTCTCACCGGCATGGACATTCGCACCGTGAAATCTGCGGACCTTTTTGATGTTTCCCCGGTCACGTTTCCCGCATATTCGCAAGCAACCAGCGGTGTGCGATCTCTCCCCGGCGATATGCCGGTAGAAGTGCGCGCTAAGTTGACCGCAAAGCGTGACGATCCCGACGCCGACCCGAAGGACGATGACCCCGATTGCGAGTGCGATTGTGCTCAGTGCGAAGCCGGGTCATGCGGCTTGTGCAGCAACGACGAGTGCGACGATGAGAACTGCTCTGACGCCTGCAAGGATTCACGAGCGGCACATATCGCCAGCGAGAACCACAAGCGTTGGATTCGCATCGCACTCGCGAAGCACGCAGCTTAAACATTTTTAGTTTCACGTAGGTTGGATGCCGCCACTTGATGGCCGCGTTCACTCGCAGTCGTCCGCCTACAGCGAAGAGTCATGTACCGACATACATGGTGTCCCGCACAGCAACAAAATTCGAACCCAAAGGAACACCTTATATGACTCTCCAAGAGATGCACGAAAAGCGCACCAAGCTGCTGCATGATGCACAAGTCATCATGTTGCAGGAAACCGTTACGGCAGAGAACCGCGCCTCAGTAGACGCGATGCTTGCCGATGTGGATGTCCTCGAAGCTGACATCGCTCGTAGTGAGCGTGTCGCTGTCGTTGACACCGAGAACCGCTCCACTCGCAGCCTGCCTCGTGCAGTACCCGGTGCCAACGCCGATAATTCGGTTGAAGCCCGCAACGACCGCCAGAAGAACGCCTTCGATAAGTTGATTCGCGGCGGTATTCAAGGTCTGAACGCCGAAACTCGTGAGCGTTTTGCTTCAGTTGAGCAGCGTGACATCATCGAAGCTTCCACAGGCGGAACCCTGATTCCTCAGGCGTTCTATCCTGAGTTGCTCGAAGCTGAAAAGGCTTGGGGCGATTTGCTCACCATCGTCAAGCAAATTAAGAGCGACGACGGTCGTCCAACGAAGTACGCAATGAGCAACGACACGTCCGCCGTCATGTACGAAGAAACGGAAGGCACCGCAGATGCGAACGCCGCCGAAGACCCAGTTCTGACCGGCGCGTTGATTAACACGTCTCTGCTCAGTTGCCCCCCGATTCTGGTTGGCTGGGCTGAGTTGCAAGATAGCGCATTCGACATCACGTCGTTCGTGCGGGACATTCTCGGCAAGCGTTATTTCCGCTCTTTGTCCGCGATGTGCGTCAATGGCTCCCCTTCAGGCAACATCGCCAGCATCCTCACGGGTGTGGCGGCTGCTGCTCCTGTGAACGCGGCTGTTTCTGCCACGGTAACTTACGTCGATATTGCTGCACTGTTCGGCGCCCTCGACCCAGCCTACATCCCTAACTCCACCTTCGTGATGAACTCCACCACTCGTGGCGCTTTGTTGGGCGAGGTCAACACATTGGGTAACCCGATCTTCACGCCTTCGGCCAGCGTAACTGCTGACCCGTTCGGTTCGTTGCTCGGTCGCCCCGTGAAGCTGGTGCAGGCGCTTCCTAATATTGGTCTAGCCTCGCCCGTCACTGCAACATACCCCATCCTGTTCGGTGATTTCAACGCGGGATACCTGCTTCGGACTGTCAACCCTTCGTTGTCCGTAAACGTCCTCAAGGAACTCTACGCTGCTCAGTTCGCGACCGGCTTCATCCCGTTTGCCCGTGCAGGCAGCGCGTTCATTTCTCCCGGCGGCACTCACGCCATCATCGGCCTCAAAACCGTTTAACCCAGATGGGGCTCTCGAAACATCGGGAGCCCCGTCGATCTTTTCAAGCCGTCAGGTACAAGCCCATGCCACTGAGTTATAAACAACTGTCGCAGCCAGTCGTCGAGCCCGTGACCCTTGCAGCAGCGAAGAGTCAGTGCGTCGTGGACGTAAGCATGACTGCTGACGACGATCTCATAGCGGGCTTGATTATCGCAGCGAGACAATACTGCGAAAAGAAAATGCAGCGGGCGATCTTCAATCGCAACATGCAACTTTCAATGGATTATTTTCCATATCCGAATTTCGGTTCCACGGTCGGCGGTCATCGCAAGTTTCCATTCTTCTCCCGCTACTGGGAAGAACTTGCGATCCGTCTTCCGTTTCCCGGATGCGATTCGGTCACGAGCATCAGTTATCTCGACCAAAACGGCACGCTGCAAGAGCTAGACCCCGCGACCTATACCACGGACAAGAATTCGGAGCCAGCGAGAATTTTCCCAACCTCGCTTCTCTACTGGCCTTGGTGTCAGAACTTCGTGCCGGGTAATGTGATTGTCGTTTGGGTCGCGGGCTCATACGGCGATGGCGTCGAGGTCAACAACTGTCCGCAGACCATCGTTCAGGCCATGATGTTGCTCATTTCTTTTTGGTACAACAACCGCGATGCAGCCGCACAGAATCCGCCCAGAGGAATTGAAAACGGTGTGGATGCTCTGCTCATGGGCGAAGTCTTCGACAGCTTCTACGGTGAGAACTAATGGACCAGTGCATTCTACAACCCGGAACCTTGAAGCATCTGATCACGATTCAGTCGAAATCCGCTACTCGCGATGCCTCGGGTCAGCCTGGGTCAACGTGGACAACCGTCCTGACGACGCGCGCTTCAATCGAGTCCACGGCCAGTCTGTCGTTCAAGTGGTCATTTCAGAATTCCGTGCTGGCTGCGAATGCCACCGATTGCATTACTCTGCGGTACCCAGTGTCCGTCGATATTGTGCCGGGGATGCAGATTATCTGGAACGGCGACACCTATTTGGTTCAGGACGTTGACAACGTGCAGCGTAGAAATAGAGTCATTGTCCTGGCGTGTATCGGCGTAGACACAGGCTCGGGCGTGACAGAGACGCATTTATGAGTGACGGCATCGCACTCAAAATCGACACGTCAAAGTTTGAAGAGTTACTCAAAGCCATGCCCCAGCGGGTCGCACGGCGGGCAGTACGGCAGGCTCTACAGGCGGGCGGCGACGTACTCGCGGAAGCGATACAAGCTAACTGCCCTGTACGCACTGACACGCCGACACCGGGCTCCGATGCGCTACCACCGGGAATTCTCGCTGCTGATATTTCCGTGCAAGTTGTGGTGGGCACGAAGGACGATCCGACCGTGAAAGTCGGATTCTCAAGGGACACCGCACACGTTGCGAATTGGATCGAAAACGGATTCGATCACGTCGAAGGCGGGAAAAAACGCAAGGGCGGCAAAGCTACAAAGCACATCGACGCCAACCCGTTTATGCAGCGGGCATTCGATGAATCCGCTGAACACGCGGTGGACGCGCTGACTGAATCACTCGCTACATCACTTGAGCAAGACCTGACGAGCGAGACTGCCGACTCGGGCGGCGATGACAGCTTTGGTGCCAAAGATTTGGGAGCGTGGAATTCATGAGCCTCACGAACGGAATCGTCGCTTACTTGCTCACGCAGCCTGCCGTTACCGACATTGTTGGCGACAGCATCCAGCCGATCCCGGCGCCCGTCGAGGCCACTCTCTTTCCTTGCATCGCGTATCAGGTGGTCAGTGATATCACGGATTACGATATAAGTGAGCCTATCGGAATGGCTCATGCGCGCGTGCTTTTCTCCTGCTTGGCGTCATTCGGACCCGGCAGTTATCTCACCGCCCACAGCCTCGGTCTCGCCGTCAAAGCGGCGTTCTCGGGATACATGGGTACACTTCCCGGCGGACCGAAAGTTTGGTTCGCTGAAGTCGTCAACGTGACGGATTTGTTCAATCCGGATGCGTTGCTGTCCTCCACAAATGTCTCCGTCATTCTTACTTATGAAGGCTAGACAACAACCCCCACCCGAAAGGTGAACCCATGCCCGCAACCAAAAGTGGTACAGGTGCTGGAGCCGTCCTTTGTTTGTCGAGCACGGTCCCAACACTAGCTTCTCCCGCCCCCGCGCCAACAACTCCTCCGGTCAAGTACACCTTGGCTCCGGCGTCCACACCAACTGGCCTTCAGGTCATCGCCTTGAAGGATTACACCTTCCCCAGTCAGAAGATTAAATTCGACTCGATCACAAACACATCCAGCCCGCTTCAAGGGTTGGTCGTGCTCGAAGAGAATATCCCGACCACGCTTGATCCGGGCGAGGCGTCGTTCACGGGCATTATGAATCCTGCCGACCCTGGCTTTCAGGCCGTACAGGCCGCGTTCGTTTCTCAGTTGCCTCAGTCATGGCAGATTCAATTGCCGCCGATTTCTGGCCAATCTGTTTCGGGAAACGTCTATGAGTTTGTCGGGTGGGTAAGTTCTAACCCCTTGCCAATGTCCGTGGACGCTTCGAAGGCCATCACATTCAAGCTGGACATCAAGCTTTGCAGCTTTGTAACGGTTCTTACCGGAAGTTAATCCACACCCGCAGTTGCGGCTGGCCCTACAGAGCCGAGGGTGTTGCTTGCTCAACATCCTCATTCTGTTCTCAAGCAAGTGAGGAATCATGAAGAACCCCGTAGCACCAAGCACCACGTTGAAACTCGGCGGCGTCAGTTACGAACTCTTATTCGACTTCGAAAGCATCGCGCTTGCTGAGGAGCTGACCGACCGCAGTCTGCTGACCGGCCTGCGTAGCAAAGACATCCTCGCACCCTCGATCCGCCTCGTTCAAGCCATGCTGTTCGCGTGCATCCACGCGCGCCACCCGGAGGTCACGTTCGCGGAAGCGAAGCTTCTCATCAACCGGAAGAATCTCAGCTCAACCTGGGGCTCGATCCTTTCGGCGTGGTCTGCTGGCATGGCTGAACCTGACCCCGATGCGGAAGACGATGCGGACCCCAAAACGGATCAGAGCTAACTTCCGCGCAGCGATGGATGGGATTGTGGAGTTCAGCCCGTTACGATCTGCATCTCACCGACGCTGAATTCTGGTCCCTTACACCGCGTCAGTTTTCGGCATTGCTCCACCGGCACAAAGCCAATCGGGATTGGGTCAATTACATGGTCGGCATCCTCGCTTCGACCTCTGCCAATTTCAGCATGGCGCGTCCGAAAGAACCACTCTCCGCCAGCGACTTCATGCTCAACCGCAAGCCCGAAGAAGAGACCGGGATCGAACTTGCGGAGCGAATCGCGTTCGAGTTGAGCGGCTGTGCTATCGGCCCGACCATCGTCATCCAGTAACTCCGGAGTCATCCTATGAATAAATTACTCAGGTCCGCTTTGCTGACCATCGGCACCCTTGCGTTTGCGCTGGCTGCGTATGCCACTACGCCGCTTGGGTATGTCGCGGTGAGTGCCTCGAACTTGCAGAACTCCTCGGGAGTACTCGTCGCAAATGCCACTGTTTGCTTTGCCCCGGTGAACAACAACGGTCTACCGCTTTCGTACAGGGTGAACGGAACAGGGCAAGCTACCCAGTCGCCAGTCTGCACAGTCGCCACGAACGGAGTCTTCAGCATTCAGCTTGCCGATACTCAGCTTACCTTTCCGCTCAATCTTTGCTATGCGGTCACAGTGACTGACAACCTGACCGGCAAGCATCTTCTGGGGCCGGGATACAACTGCGTGCAGCCAGCCGGTTCAGGACCAGCCGTCACAGGCGGCTATACGTGGTGTACAGCGGCATCCGGGTCAGTCGGTGGAGCCTGCAATTTTGACTTCTACACACCGGCTCTCGCTGCGTTGATGTTGACGGTGCCGACCGGACCTCCTGGCCCACAAGGGGCGGCTGGTCCCATTGGTCCCGCTGGAAACTCGGGCGCCTCTATGCTCCCTGTCACGAGCACTGGCTCTATCAGCGTCACTCAGGAATGGAGCTATAAGCTTCCAGCCAACGGACAGACTTACTCAACACCCATCCTGACGACTGATCAGGGGCAGGCGGCAGTTGCCGTGGAGGGGTGGGACTGGTTCTATTACGTCCTGCAAGCGAATAACGGATCGCTCATGTGGCGTAAGGCCATGAACGGCCCGAACTACGGACGCCCGCAAGCAGGCAACGTCGATGGCTCGGGGAATACGACCTTCTTCGGTGCCTCGCATGGTCAGGATGCCACCGGCCTAGTGACCACTCAGGGAGCCCTTGGCGGGGCTATCTGGTCGATGAACTATCTCGGTGCGAATAACTGGCAAGTTCTGAACTCGTTTGGTCGTGAAGGAACGGGCACAGCTACCAGCGGAACAACCACCACATTGACAGACAGCACGAAGAGTTGGGCAATTGGAGAGTTTCTTTCTCCTCGTGCAGCGGGTGTAGGCTACGGCGCAACTCTCAACATCACCAGCGGTGCAGGCAGCGGAGAGACGTGTGAGGTTGCGTCCGTATCGGCTCACACGTTGACCTGTGTAGCGGCCATGACTACGGCTCCGACTTCCACTTCGCACTATGCTGTCACTCCGAAATATTCCAGCGATGAGTATTTTCAGCACACGGGTACGCTCTCACTTGAATCAGGGACTTGGTATCTGTACTCAACCGGCTTTGATGGTGAGGTCTTAAAACTCAACGCTGTCACGGGAGCAGTCGTCTGGAAGTACGAAGTCTCCGAAAATATGGAGCCGTACCCGTTAATTATGAACGTAACCGGCAATGTGACCTCAGGCTGGCTAGATGTTGTCGTTGAGTCGGTCAATGGATTCGTCTACTGCTTGAACTATATGACCGGCGCTGTTGAATGGTCAGTGATGCCGGAAACAGTCTCCGCGACGAATGCCCTAGACGGTTACATTCATGCGGCGGACATCAACAACAGCGGGACGATTCAGGTGTTGGTGGGATGCCGCTCATCCCACTTCTTCATCATTCAGGGTTCGACAGGAGTTGTTCTAGCCGAAACCTCCGGTAACTATGGCGACATCTATGCCGGTGTCGATAACGGGGCGGCTATCTACACTCCGATTGGTGGATACAGCAATTTTGCATTTGCCGACCACGCCGGATTTATCTATGACTCCAACTATCAAGGAATCATTCAGTGGCGCGCCTACGCAGGCGTCACGATCAACTCATCCATTCAGTATGGCGACATCTTCAATAACAACGATGGCTCTGCCGAATTAGTGATTGTTGATATGGCGGGAACGGTGACCATTTCTAACCCGGCCACCGGAATTCCCTACGGTCAGTTTCAGATTCAGGGTGGAGGAGAGGGAACCTCTCTGATTGGTCATATTGTTGACGCCAACAATGAGCTAGTCGTCAGCACTTTGGACGGATATATAGCTTGCTACCGGATTGGGGGGCCAGTCGTATGAAGAAACTTCTACTGCTCCTCGCTCTCTTCGCAGCCCCAGCTTTCGCTGCACCCGTGGGTTATACCCTGGTATCGGGAAGTCATACTCAGGATTCCACGGGGACTCTGGTTCTCAATGCGACGATTGCCTTTGCTCCAGTCGATAATGTTGGTGCTCCGATTTCATTTCGAGCGAATGGTGCCGGTCAGGTGATTGACGCGCCGGTAACCGCACAGGTGATCAACGGTGTGTTCTCGATTCAGTTGGCTGATACAGCCCTCTCAGTCCCAGTCAATGTTTGTTACTCGGTCACGATTACGAGCAACGTCAACGGAAAGCAGTTACTTGGACCCGTGGGATATACCTGCGTACAGCCTTCAGGTGATGGGGGTCAGGCGTATTGGTGTACGAGCGGCACGCCGAATACCTGCAATTTTGACCTATACATTCCCAATGAGACTGCGTTGTTACTGGTTCAGAGTGGTCCTCCCGGTGCGACCGGACCTGCTGGTGCGACCGGCGCCACTGGTGCAACTGGGTCTCAGGGCATACAAGGGCTAACAGGTGCCACTGGTCCGATTGGCCCAACGGGTGCAACGGGAAGTGCCGGTACGAATGGCGCAACTGGCTCTCAGGGTATTCAAGGCTTGACGGGGCCAACCGGAGCAACCGGATCTGCGGGGTCTACAGGGGCGACGGGTGCAACAGGAACAGCAGGCACCAACGGCGCAACTGGCTCTCAGGGTATTCAGGGCATTGCCGGCCCCACAGGATCGACCGGGTTGACGGGAGCTACCGGCCCTACGGGGTCAACTGGTTCACAAGGCATACAGGGCGTACAAGGTGCGACCGGAGCAACCGGAGCGACTGGTACTGCGGGCACAGGTGACAAGGGATTCAACACCGGCTTTGTGGAAGAGTGCGAGATCGCATCCGCTTCGACGTTCGGCTGTCGCGGGGATTACATGACATCTGCGAACGGCACGCCCGCCCTGGCATCCGCCACATCGACTACGCCCATTCTCTTGGAAGCAAGTTCAGCGGCAACCAGCGGCTCTTCCGCTGGTTGGTACGGATACTCGGCTCCCTATCTCGATAGCAAACAACCGTCACTGACGTGGATCGTGGCGTATGCCGCAGCCGGTGATTATGCTGTCGTGCGTCAGTGGATGGGACTACTGGGAAACTCTTGCTCAGTCAACACGCTCATTGCTGGCGACAATCCGGCGTGCTCATACGTGTTGATTAGGTTCAGCACTGTCGCTGGCGATTCCTTCTATCAGTGCGTGACTGCGAATGGAACCTCGCAGACAGTGACTTCAATTGCGGTGGCTCCGACCGTGAATCCGGTCGTGATGAATGTCACGGTCAACGCGAGTTCCGCATCCTGCACAGTGAACGGCACCACCGTCACCAACACAGCCACGCTTCCCGCGTCCACAGCCTTGTTATATGACGTTTTTTACAACACGACCGAAAACACGACGCTGAAACATTTTGAGATGAACGGTTTCTACGGCTTCTATCAGAACGCGAATTACTAACTTACAGCATATTGGAGTGCCTAGATGGCAAATGGAAAAAAGGTCGCGGGCGTAAATGTCGACATGACGCTTGAACTTGCACAGTTCAAGCAGTCCTGTCGCGACGCAGAAAATGTGACTAAGCAGATGACCGCTCAGATGCGCGAGGAGATGGGCAAGAGCCGCGAGTCTGTCCGCCTTCTCAGCGAAGAACTGCACCTTGGAATTCCGCGTGGTTTGCAGTCGATTATTGCCTATGCCCCAGGAGTCGCTACGGCGATGAATCTCGCCTTTTCGAGCGTGGTCGTGTTCGCGTTGATCAACACCCTCATCGAGGTGACCAAAAAAGTTGAAGAGTTCGCTCACAAGAACGAAGAAGCGGCAAAGAAGCACGAAGAGGCGTGGGGTTCGATTCACGACTCCATGCGGGCGACAAACACCGAAATCGAACTAACCACTCTGAAGCTGGAGAACGTGAACCGGAAGTTGGAGCACAAGCCCCAGACCAACGGGCCGCAGATCGCCATCTTAGAGGCTAAGAAAGCCGCCGAGGAGTTGGAGAAACAACTCGGCACTGACATCAAGCTGATTGAAGGTGCTCTCCAGAAAACCGATGTGGGCTTAATCAGTTCTATCTTTGAGCAGAAGGCTCGTAACCCCTACGAGCAGACGATGGTCGAACAGCACCGGATTCACATGAGGGACGCGGAGACGCCAGAGGACATGCTGAATGAGGCGAACAGCTTCGGCATCTCACTGACTACCCGTGGTAACGAACTCGCAGCACTCAGCACAGGCAAGCACTCTTATCTGGACGGATACGGGAAAACTCAAAACATCGACACGAAACACGCCAACTACGGAGTGGATTACTCTGGGGAAATCAACGACACCAAGGATATGCAGGCGTCCAGTCGCGATGAGATAACTCTCGTCAAAGACACTCAGCAACGCACTGCCGCTCAAGTCCAGAACGTCACGGATGTCAAGACCGACGAGAACGCTAAAGCTGCCAAGACTGCCGCCGAAGCGTGGATGAAGGCGCTGGAGGCATCCTTCAAGGCCGGTGATGTGCCCGCCCCCGGTTCAATCACGGGGCGCGCATCTCTGGAGCAGTGGAACTCCGGTAAGGATCAGCGTGAATACGACGCCCTCAGTGGCGCCACCCCCGCCAGCGGCGCGGCTAAGACGCTGCTGACCGCCAAGCTGGACGAACTCACGGCGGGACTCAAGAACGCAGCCATCGCTCTGGGAGCCAGCGAATACGACAAGACAACCGAAGCCATGAAAGCGTGGATCGCGAAAGAGGATGAGGACGCCCGGAAAGCTGTTGAGACTGCTGAGAAGGTGATTGCGGCTAATGAGAAGCTTGCTGAGGTAACTGCTAAAGGGGCGGAAGAAGCCGCTTCAATGTTGGCAAAGCAGCAAGTATTCGCTGCCCACACGGGTGTAGAGACGCACACGATGAGTCCACATTCCGCCGCTCTACAGGTTGCCGCTGCGAACGCTGCGGAATTTGCTGCCAAGATCGCTGCTGCAAACGAAGTCCTCGACAAGCTGATAGCCGACAGTACGCGGTTAACACGCGGCTCATCTGCGGGCATTGACAACGCTGCGAAGCAACAGGGCATCCGCAACCAGATAGCTGGCTTCCAAGGAGATGCCGGTTTGTCGGCTCAGGAAGGCGCTCTTGCTGTTTATAAAACCACGATGTCGAGTGCTCTTGATGAGTGGATTTTCAAAGCTACAGACCTCAAATCCATCATGGGCGGTCTGTTCACCGAGAGCATCAATCACGTGAACGACGCCATACTCAAACTTCTGACCACCAAGAACGACCCGCACCCATTCAGGGCGGCTGGTCACGCCATCTTCACCGACGCCGCCAAGAAGGGCTTGGAAGGCGCTGAAGGCGAGTTCATGAAGGCTGGCAAGCTGGGTGCATCCGAAGCGAATGCCATGTGGGTACGGATGACGAGCGTCAAGAGCACGGGCTCGGGCGGCTTGCTTCCCCCGTTGATGCTTCCTCCGACGCTGCCACCGAGTCTCGGTTCAGTCTTCAGCTCTCCCGGAGGTGGTACGCCTAACCCAATTACCGGAATCATCAGCGACATTCTCCCGTTTCTTGGCTTAGCTGGCGGAGGCGTCATGTCTCCAGGCGATTTCTACATGACGGGCGAGCAAGGCCCAGAACTTCTGCAAGTGGGCAGCACGTCGAAAATCAACAATGCCCGCGACACTTCGGCCATCATGGCTGGCAGTGGCGGCAACGTGACCAACCACTCGTGGAACATCGACGCCCGTGGCGCGACCGATCCCGCAGCTACCCGGATGCAAGTACAACGCGGCATCGTCGATGCCGTTCCTCACATTGCAGCGGCCACCATCGGATTGCAGAAGGATCAGCGGGCGCGTCGATCCAGCCGCAGCAACTAAGTTCACCATAACTATACTCACCGGCCTATCAAGGATGCCCCATGTCCACTTCTATTACATTGTCCAACGGCAATGTCTATAACCTCGTCGCGCTTCCAGCGTACCCCGGCCTTGACAACATATCTGTGACGTTTGTCGATGCTGTCGCAGTGGTATCGTCTCCGTGGATTCCATCGCAGACGCAGACGCAGGCCACTCCCGGAGCCGACGCATGGTCGATAGAGTTCACGCTTCCCAAGATGAACAGGTGGGTAGCTTCACCGTGGCGAGGTCTACTTGGCGGTCTCAGAGGCATGATGAACGTGCTCCAAATTGGAGACCCATTTGCCGCTGCCGGTCCTCTTGGCGTAGCAGAGGGTGCGCCGGTATGCAACACCACAGGGACGAATAATCTCACCAGCGCAACTCAGCTTTACACCAGTGGGTGGGTGCCGAACGTATTCGGACAATTGAAGGCCGGAGACTACCTCCAAATCGCTTATCGGCTGCACGAGTGTACGGAAGATGTGAACTCCGATGCGGAAGGCAACGCGACTATTTCAATCTGGCCTTCACTGAGGGAGTCGCCCCCGAACCTGACGGCGATAACTCTGACCGGCTGCGTTGGGTTGTTCCGCCTCGCTGCCAACACACGCGCGTGGCATGGAGATTTTACCGGCTTGACTCAAATCAGCTTCAAGCTAAGCGAGGTGCGATAGGTGCCCCGCGACGTTTCCACGGGGATGCAGACTCCGCTGCAAACGAACAATATCAGGTTCTGCTTTCTCGCGATGCTCACGTTCCACACCCAAACTGTTTATTGCTGGAACGGCGTCGGCACTCTCGTATACGGCGGCAACATCTATCTCGGCGTCGGCAGCTTCGGAAAGATCGGCAAAATTACCGAGGGTTCTGCGCCAGAGGCGTATGGCACCACCCTCGGGCTGAGTGGTATCGACCCGGTGATTCTCGCCGAATGCCTGGACGACATTCAACTCGGTGCCCCGGCAATCCTCTACTTCGCCTTGCTGGACAACAACGGAAACATCTACGGCACGCCGTATCCGCTTTTCGTGGGGACGATTGACCAGCCGTCCATCCGGGCGAGCACCGACACGGTGACGATTACCCTCGCGCTCGAAAACAAACTCGCCAATCTGCTCCGACCGAACCAACGCCGCTGGACTAACGCCGACCAACAAGTGTATTACCCCGGCGACACTGGGTTCGCATTCGTTGAAAGTTTGAACGATCAGGCTCTCGTCTGGACTTTGTAACTCTCCCAGAGAAAACCCTATGTCTACCACTCCAGCGGCCATTGTGCCGCCAAAACTCGTGCGTGAAATTCACTGGGCGACACGCTCCCTTCATCTGTTCCTGAGAGCCAACGCCAGGACTCCGTTCAAGTGGGGCACATTCGATTGTGCGCTCTTCGCTGCTGACGGAATCAAGGCGATGACCGGCGTGGATATTGCAGCAGACTTCAGGGGCAAGTACAGCACCGAGGAAGAAGCCTTCGCTCTCATCAAGCACATTACTGGTGGGACAACGGTCGAAGATGCCGCCGCCTACTGTGCTGCAAAACACGGCCTCAAGGAATGGAAGTCCCCGCTCTTCGCTCAGCGCGGAGACCTTTGCGTCCTAGAAGATTCGGGACGCCTCATCACCGGCCTTGTCCATTTGAACGGTCGCCACATTGTGGCTGCTGGTGAAGCTGGCCTAAAAAAGATCCTCATTACAAAAGTGAAAAGAGCATTCCATGTCTAAAGCACTCATGGGCGCTGCAATGATTGCCGCTGATGTTGCCATCTTTGCGGCCATCTCGCTCGATCCCTTTCTTATCCCCGTAGGAGCACTCGCCTTTGAAGCGTTAACCGGCGTGATGACTGGCCTCATGGTCGGCGGTCTTGCGATGGAAGCCGGAGCGATAGCTACCGCTCTGACTGACAACCGTGGCGTGGGCATTACCACCCGTCAAGCAGCGGGATTGCGCCAGATAATCTATGGGACTCAGCGTATAGGCGCGACGAGCGTGTACCAAAGCACCACGGGAACAGGGGGGTCGGGCGGCAACTACGTGTACAACTGGGTCGCCTGCATCGCCACTCATGAAATTGATGCAATCCAGAATTTATATCTCGATGGTCGTCAGGTCTATTGGTCACAGTTCGAGGGCAACGGCAATGTGGGGTGCGGAACAATCCCCACGACCGATGTGTCTGCCCCGCCCGTAGCCGTCGCCACTATCTCTGGTGGTGCAGTCACCGGCATCACCGCGACAGGTGGGTCGGGGTTCAATCACGTCAAGGCAGCACGGTACCGTGTTCGCATCACGGGGGGCGGCGGCTCAGGCGCTTACGCCTACGCCACCAACTCAGGAGCCGGTGGTTACGGAACTGACTTTGTGGTTGGTGCCTGGACAGTCACCATGGTGGAGCGTGGAACTGGCTACACCAGCGCCCCTGATGTCGATATTCAAGGCGTGTATACCTTCGGTGGCGCCGGTGCTGCCGACCAACAAGACCCTTCACTTTCTGGATTTGGGTTAGGTTTTTCAATCGGTCCGAACGGCGTTCACTACGATTTCGCAGGCAAGGTTTATTGCGAGGTTCGCTTCGGTGACCAACCACCATCGGACTATATGTCTTCTCTGTCCGCCAACGACAGTACTTGGCCTTCGACTGCGAACCTCGGTGGGAATGCTTATATCTATTTGAATGTCGGCTTCGACGCGGCGAATTTTCCAAACCCGCCTGAAATTCGCATGACCGTGAATGGCAAAAACACCATCTTCGATCCGCGCGACGGCAAGCTGAAGTTCACGACCAACTGGGCCTTGCAAACGGCTGATGTAATTACGGACCCCGTTTATGGTCTGAACGACCCGACCGTGAATCAGGCTCAACTCATAGCCGCCGCGAATATCTGTGACGAGCAGATAGCAACCAGTCAAGGCTATGAGAGCAGGTACTCCCAGAGCCTTCACTTCGACACAGGCACCGCACCGGGTGACCAACTGACGATGATGATGCCCGCCGCCGCTGGCCGCTTCTCGCGTGTCGGTGGGGAATGGTTCATATTTCCGGGCGCCTGGGTCGGCCCCAGCGCGGAGTACACCGAGTCTGCGGTTATCGGTGAGGTCGAATGGTTGCCAACACGCAAAGAGCGCGAACTTTTTAATCAAGTTTCGGGGACGTTTATAAGCCCAAATTATCCCTACTCGGCGGTTGCTCCGTTCTCCAACCTGTATGACACGAACGGTTTTTACTTTGGTTCAAGGGACAACCTGTGGAACTTCGCATTCCAGTCGACCAACTATCCCATGTACCAGCAGGACATGTTGCACGGCTACGCGGCGAACCAGTGGCTTGTCGAAGACGGCGGGGTTCCCGCACCTCATGAACTGACACTTCGTGGCGTGCTGAGCATCGTCCAGGCACAACGGTTAGCAAAAATTGAACTGCTTCGCAATCGCTGGCAGGCCAGCGGCACCTTCCCCATGAGTATAAAGATGTGGGGAGAGAGCGTTCCCTTGGATGTTATCGAGATGACGTTCCCGACGCTTGGTCTTGACGGCGAATACATGGAACTGGACAAGATTCAACTCTCCGCCGACCCCAGCAAGGATGCTACGGGCGAGGACGGAGCGATAGCTCTCACCAGCGTTGTAAACATGCACCAGACCGATCCTTCAATTTATGAGTGGTCGGAATCTGAGGAGTTGACTCCATACGACGTTCCCGTGTTAGGCACGGGGCAAATCCCAAACACACCCGCTGCGCCAACTGAAGTGACTGTCACCAGTTCGGCGGGGACCGCAATCATCGGCGCTGATGGAAGCGTCACGCCACGCGCTCTCGTCGCATGGAATGCGCCGCTGGACATCACAGTAATATCAATTCAGCTTCAGTATCAAGCTGTCGGAGCCACCACGTGGCTCAGTGCTGGCACGGTGGACGTGGGTCTGTTTGAGTCCTTTGTTACGGGTGTCATTGCCGGGGCTGCTTACAATTTCGAGATTCGTTCTCTGCGTGCATCGGGAACCTATTCAGCTTGGGTAGAAGTCGAAGATGTGACGATCTCGATTACGTTGCCGGTGACAGTCACGAACGGCAACCCAACCGCCCCCGCAGGGACGCTGATAGCCATCGCTCTGGTCGGTGGCACTGCGAACATTATCGTCAATCCCTATGTTCTCGACATCTTCGGAAACAGCGTAGACATCTTGCCAGCCGGTCCGTACACGATTACCGGACTTGAGCAGGGACAGAATTATTATGCGTACTACATCGATGGAAGTTTCCTTGGTGGGGCTATCACGCCGATTGCCACTCTACTTCAGAGTGACTATGTGAACAAACTGGCCTATTTTCTGATTGGTTCTATCGTCACGCCAACGTACTCCCCAAGTTACGCTCCTTCGACATTTGCAACGTCCGGAGCCGTTACTGTCACAAGTCCGCAGAATGCCTATGACGGCAGTCTGGCTACTTGTGCAAGTCTGCCTGCGGTCTGGTACACAGTTACTGGAGAATTTAGCTCCAGTTATTACTCTGAGGGATGTTCCTGCACCTGGAGCGGATTCCCCGCCTTCACCACTACAGCAGCGATGAACTTGAATGTCGTTCTGAGTGTAGCAACGAGTGGGGTTGTTCCCTCCACGTCCTGCGGGATTACAGCAACGGTCGCTGGAGTCCTCACTACGCTGGCGACCATCACCAGTGGCGAGGCTGAAACGACTTTGACCCTCGCAGTCCCGATTGGAACAGACATCAGCACAATCGGCGTGACAGCGACAGCTTCAATTACAGCAGGGACATCACCCGGAACCGGAAGCGCGGTCATCTCCGTGTTCGAAATCTATGCGCAGTGAAGGATAACTTAAATGCCAGAACCCACTATTGCTACACCATCCAATATCCCGATCCCTGACCCGACGTTACTCACCACAGAGCAACTACGCCGCGAGTTGGGCTCTCTGCGTGAACTCGTGGAAACCAGATTGGCGGGGATGGACAAAGCCACTATTCTGCTCAGCGACGGCGTGACCCGAGTCCCAACTGAGATTGACAAACAGATTTCCCATCTCAAGGAGTTCTTCTTGGAGCGGTTTGGCACCGTCCAAGAGAAGTTCGGCACCGTGCAGGAGAAGTTTACCAGCGTGCAGAAACAGTTCGAAGAGCGTGACGTTCGAACGGTCGCGGCAGCTACAGCCGCAACGACAGCCGTTAATGCCGCTTTGCAGGCGCAAAAGGAAGCTGCTGGTGCTCAGAACGATTCATTGTCAGCAAGTATCGCTAAGTCCGAAGCTGCCACGATTAAACAGATTGAGGGCATCAACGATCTTCTCGCTGCCAACGCAGCGTCCTTGGGGGATAAGATCGTCACGGTCTCAGCACGACTCGACCGGGGTGAAGGTGCCAGCACAGGAATCGCTTCTAAGCGGTCGGACATCATGAGTCTGATCAGCCTAGCCATCGCGGGTGTGGCAGTGGCTCTGGCGCTGTATTCCTCGATGGGGAGACCCGTGCTGCCCTCGATACAAATCGCACCGCCGACCATCTCGACCCCGGCGCCTGCATCGAAGTGACTTTGCGTGTCCACCCCGCAAAAAGCCCGGTATCCCTTTCGGCGGGGGTATCAGGCTTTACGTTTTTGAAGGAGCGTCTGCTGCCTACTTCCCGCTCTTTGTTCTGTTATCCAATTTGCAGAGCATCTGGCAGTTGGAAGGCACTGTCTTTCCTCCGTTGCTCCACGGGACGATATGGTCAGCTTCCATTGCGCCAATGTCATACTTCTTTTTGCAAACAGGACAAATGCCTTTCTGCTTCTCGTAGACTGTTACCTGCGTCTTTTGGTCGAACGCCCGCAAGCTCAAGGTTCTTTCGTCGTTGGTCAGAAGGAATTCGTAAATGCCCTTCTTGCTGTTGACCTCGTCATCGTCAATAAGCTCCGCGATGCGCTGCTCCAACTTCGCTGCATTGAACTTTTTGTCCTTGTGTTTGTTGTAGAATCCGCCCCAGTCAAGCCCCTTCATGATGTGGCGGTACGTGGGGAATACTCGCTGAATCCACGCAATAACCTCCTGAAAATACTGCCAGAGTTCCTGCGCATCCGTGTCGCGCTGGTGGGTGCTCATATACTCTTTAACAGCTTTGTCACCTGTACCACCCGAGATCCACTCCAGCGCCCTTTCTAGCAGTTCCTGACGGTCCACTCTAGCGTTCACGTATTTCTCGCCTATCGCAACTGCCGGCCCACCGCGCTTGCTGAACCACCGCTTGGCTTCCGTGAGCCACGGACCCGTGTAGATCGCATTGCGCAGTTCCTGGGCGCTCAGTTCCACTCCCGCGATGTTGATGATCTTGAACCAGTCGAGTTTTTCGTCTTCGGTTCCTTCGCACACATAGACTGAAAGCTCGTAGTCTAGAATCTGCTTCCGCTTCTCAGGTGTCAGGTTGTCGAAGGACTTGGGTGAGCCATCCATCTCCACTGAGAAGTCGTTATGAAAGTATTGGCAAATGCTGATGGTGCGCTGCTGGCCATCCATGAGTTCAAACTCGTCACCGGCCACTACCCAATACATAGTGTTAAGTGGGAAACCTTTGCGCACTGTATGGATGACCTCATTGCGCTGTTTTTCCTTGTAGATGAACTCGCGTTGGTAAGGCGGACGAATGTTCAAACGCCCTCCGTAGCCGCGCACACCTCCTTCTTCGGCTTTGTCTTCGTAGCCTGCGATCAGTTCGGACACCTTGATATTGTGCAAGACGATTTTCATGTCAGGATTTCCTTCTGATGATGATCCTTGAATACGGGCACCGTGATGTGCCGTCCTTGGTTATTGCAATGTCCGTTCGACCTCGATAATTCTTCGTTACCCCGATTGCCTTGCCTAAGTCGCCAAACGGTATGCCTATGAGTTCAAATTGATCCGGGTTGTATTTGTCCAAGAACGCATCAGGAACACCCATCAAGCCGTCATAGTCGCAAGGTATTTCATTAGTCTTGCTGACCTCGATTGCGTCGTAGTTGTCGTATGTTGGGTACCCGTCGGGCGTGTATCGCTTGTAGAGTGGCAGTTTTTCGTGGCGCTTCGGATTGTCCATGTTCGTCAACCAGATTGCCGGGACATTTATCAGCTTTACGCCATCAATGACCTTTTCGTATTTGCCCACGTAGTCTGCGACAAACCACATTCCGCCGGAGAATGCCCGAGCACCCACCCAAAGCTTGTCTTCTTTGATGAGCTTGAAAATGTCCTGATAATGAAGCGCATTCTTATTGCCGATAATCAAAAATTTTTTGTTATGCGCGACAATCTGCGCCACAAACTCACGGAACAATGAGAACGGCGGATTGGTGACAACAATGTCCGCCTCTTTCAGGAACTCCACGCAATCGCGGCTTCGGAAGTCCCCAGCGTCGAAGATGCCGTCCGCATTGAGCGCCCGTGACGAATTTGCATCGTGCTTTAGTAGGTACTCCACGTCAGCGAGGTCAGTCGCACCACGCCGTTTATGATCTGGCACTTCGTTGATTTCTATCGCGTAGGGTTCTTCGCCTTCGGGTTTCAGCCCCTCCATGTCGAGGAGCGGCAACTGACCCCCAACGATGGGCGATTTCACATAGCTCGTCGCGATGAGCTTTTTGAGACGGAGCGTGTTGAAGTTGAGCGCGAAGTATCGGAAGAAATTGCTTTCAAAAGGGTCGTCGCAGTTGCAGAGTATCGTCTTTCCAAGTAGCTGTGCCTTATAGTGCCTCAGCTCATTTTCGATGTCGCCAAGCTGCGTGTAGAACTCATCCTGCTTGGCATGTCGCGCGTTGCCCAGCTTTTGATTGCTGACTTTCTTAATCATCGTAGACCCGTTTTGATTTCAGTCAGTGCGTTCCGTAGTCTCTTGGCTGTGTAATAGAGGTGGTTCTTGTGTGTGGTCTCTGGAATGGCTTGAGAGTAGCACACCAAGGCCGCAGTCAGTTCAGTTCTTCAGTCTCCCGTAATGCTCCTCCGTCAGAGTTGGCTAACCCACGACTGATTCTTAGGGCGGAGGAAAAAGAAAGCCTTCTCCGGTAAGCTTGGGGGGTGAAATTTCGGCGAGGTGAGATTGGTCAGATAGCCTCTGCGGTCTTTCCCAAGGGATTAAATCAGCAGTTTCGCTGTAGTCTCCATCCCACGATTGAAGACACGTACATTGAGCAGCGAGTGCCGAGGCTACGTGAAGGGAATCCCCCGGCCTGAGTTTAGTGTTACGTGCAATGTCCCTCGCCTTCCCAGCAATCACAGGATCGACGGTGATTTTAGTGATGAATGGATATTCGAAAATGGCCTCCATGGCGGCGCTTTCCTGCTCCGTGAGCTTACGACTCGGCGTATTGTGTTTCTTGTCATAATATTCCCAGATGTCTTTGAATTTACTCGTGGCGTCCGGGTAAATGAATTTTCCGTCCTTATCTTTTTGCTCTAACGCTTCCGCCCATACGGGAATTGGCGACGGTACGTGTTCCAATCGGGGGCGAACCGTTTCGACCATAGTCCAGGAAGAAGTGCAAAGTTCTATTTTGTCATTTTGGGCATGATAAAGAATGTCGCGGCAAATAAAGGCACGGAGTTGTTCTTCGGGATGCTTAATGCTGAGATAAGCAATGAAGCAGCTCGTATCCCAGTAAAGTTTCTGAATCGCCATCAGTCCGAGTCCTCCAAAAATTCGCTCACGGAAAGCCCCCCGGTAAAATGCTGGATTGAGCCCATCAGTTCTTCGATAGGAGGGAGGGTCGGCATTGGGGCATCCTTTAGGGAATGGACCAGCATTTTGAGCGGCATACCATTTCGGTCAAAATTGATCGTTCCGGTCGCCAGGACACGTTTCCCAAGTAAGTCCTTGGCTTGAGCTTCTATTTCCTTGGCCTCAGCCCCTCTGCCCTCGTGCTTAAAATTGCAACGAATCGGCCTCTTTAATGACGCGTCCCATACTCGGATCTCCAAGCCCTTGTGAACGGAAATTGAACCTAGATCTCCGATAATATTTCCAAAAGCGCGAGACGTAACCTGCGTCAATTCTCTAATCTGCGTGAGCGTTCTTGCAGTGACCTTGGTCTGTAGATTGAATTCTCCAGTTTGAGCGGTATAAATCGTCGTCCCGCCAATCTTGGGTGCAGTCTTGGCAATGCGCTCAACTTTATCGAGTGCGGCATCAGAAAAAAGCCTGCTCCGCTCGCCTTTCTCAGTCAGGGATATGACGTTGCCGATGACCTCTCTTTGAACTTCAATACTGGTATCCCTCAGGGTGGGTTTGAAGGGAACTGGCGTAACGCCAATTAGAGGAAATGGGTCATCTCGGAGCACGGTGACTTTCCACCGCAGATTTCCCATTCGTTTGTCAGAAATCGTGGAATCAACATCCCGCAACAAGCCGAGGAAATTCACGATTGCGGCGGAGAGGTCCGCCAACTCCACTGTCTTCGTTTCCCCTATCCGCATGAAAATAGGTTCAGGCATCGTTCCGCTCTCCTGATAAAATGGGATCGGAACGTCTATTCATGGCGTTGGTAGCGCCAAGCCTAGACGATGAGGAAGTCGCAATCAAATCCGCCAGAGCAAGCGGTAGAATCACGTTCGCACCCGTTGACGCGGGCTACCTATAGAGTACAAGCAGTGTGCAATTGTAAGCGATGGTGGTTATCTGCTGCAACGAAGAATGAACCTTCGTCATCACCTAAACCGACCTCGGGAGCATTTTTCGAGGCCCGTTTATAGCGCCGGTTTTTAGCCATTACGGATCGCCTTTCTCCAGTAGAAGCACAGCCCCCGACTTAGGAGCGCCCGCAAGGGTAGAAGTCGGGGGCTTTTCTGTGTCAAGCAGCCACCCGCCGCCGAATCGTGGCAAAGGCCGAATTGACCCGGCTTCGCGTCTGCTCCGTCTGGTCGTCGCTGCCAGCCAAGTATTTCAACGTGGTTTCCAAATTGCTGTGTCGCAACCAACGCTGGATCGTCCTGACGGGCACCCCGGCTTCGCTGTGCCAAGTGGCGAACGACTTGCGGAACTTGTGCAGGATATATCGCTCACAGATGGGCGCGGTCGTACAGGAGCGCCCGTGAGGATAGGACATGCTTGGCTTGTGGTGACACTCTCCGCAGTTGAGACCCGCCCGGAGAGCCAGGCCCTTGATGATGCCCAGTAGCTGCTTCTCAGCATTTGCCATGCTCAGTGGGAAGATACGGGTGTTCGTTGAATCCGCTTTGCGAACTCTAAGCCGATCCCTCAGTTCATCTGGGATGGGAATGACCCCTTCCTCCTTGTCCTTGGGAGTGTGATCCAGCTTCAGAGAGACCTTGAACGTCCCGCGAACAAAATCGACATCCCCCCAAGTGGCGAACATGCACTCTTGCTTGCGCGCTCCCGTGCCCAACAGGAACCAAACGAGGTCGGCCTCGTCCTCGGTTGCAACGCTGAGCATGGCGTCGATCTCTTCGTGACTGTAGGCGGAAACAATCTTCTTTATCGGCTTTACCCGGTCGGTCTTTTTGAGCGGCCAGGGGCGGTCGAAGTAGGTCAGGAACGTCCGTACATTGGTCAGGTGGTGTGAGATGCTGCACCCCGCGTTGCCTCTGCTGAGGAAGTAATCGCGGAGGATCAGGATGTCTTCCCGCATGATGCCCTCCAACGGCTTCCGGCACAGCATCGCGAACACCCTCAGGACGTATTCGTACTGGACATACGTCATCGCAGACTTGCTGACGCCAACGTTCGCCAGATACTCATCAATTGCGGCGTCCAAATCCCGTCCCGTGGTGACCGACTCAACGACTTGAATCCCGGCCCTCTGAGCGTTCAGGCTCGCCTCGCGCTGATGCTGACGTAGCAGGGCGGCTTGCGGGTCGGAGCCTACAGGTTCCCAGCGCTGCTTCTTCCCCTGAAGACAACGGAGATAGTAAACTCCTTCTGGGTGGTGCTCAGGCTTCTTGTTGACGATGGCGTATAGGGGCTTTAGCTTGCGGTTGGCGGCGTAGACGGGCTTGACGAACGAGCGTTTTCCGCTCTCAAGTTTGATTCTGATGTATAGGGTAGCCTTCAT